TTCTTTGTCAGCGCTGGTAATACAGGTGCTGGTGAGACTTATGTATGTAATACGACTGGTGTAATTACCTTCGGCACAACAAACATTACCTTTGTCCAAATAAGTTCAGCGCAAATTTACAGCGCTGGTACAGGTTTAACGCTAAGTGGTACGACATTTAGTATTTCCAATACTGCTGTAACACCAGCCACATACGGCTCTGCATCAAGTGTCCCAGCTATTGTTGTCAACGCACAAGGGCAAATAACTGGCGCTACAAACACAGCGATTGCAATTAACGGTAATCAAATCACCTCTGGCACGGTAGGCTCAAGCTTTATTAGCGGCTCTTACACAGGCATTACAGGTGTTGGCACTCTAACTGCAGGTACTTGGAACGCTAGCACGATTGGCGTGGCTTATGGCGGCACTAACATCACGTCATACACATCTGGCGACATGATTTACGCTAGCGGTGCAACAACCCTATCTAAACTAGGCATTGGCACAGACGGTCAGATATTGACTATATCTGGTGGCATACCAACATGGGGTGCGGCTCCTGCAAGCGGTGTAACAACATTCAGCGCTGGCACGACAGGCTTTACGCCATCCACAGCAACCTCTGGTGCGGTTACTTTAAGCGGTACGCTAAACGTAGCCAACGGTGGTACAGGCGCCGTATCAATTACTGGCCTTGTGTTAGGTAATGGAACAAGTGCATTTACGGCTGCAAGCGCAAGTGACATCGTTAGCGCGATTGGCTCTACGGCGGTGACTAACGCAACCAATGCTGCTAACGTAGCCATTACTACGGCGTCATCAAATGCAGACTACTTCATGACTTTTGCATCCACAACGACGGGAAATCTACCACTTTTTGTCGATGCTGGAGTAACATATAATCCGTCTACGAATGCAATTACTAATGGCATTCAAGGTGGCACTTTCTAGAGGAACATATTATGGCAGCGACTGGATTTACCCCAATACAACTTTATTATAGTTCGACCACAACCAATCAGCCGATAGCAGGCAATCTTGCCGCAGGCGAATTGGCGATTAATACTGCTGATGGCAAACTATTCTATAAAGATAATACTAACGCGGTTCAAGTTATTGCTTGGAAAACTACCCCAGTTTCTGCTGGTGGTACGGGATCAACAACACTGACCGCTAATAACGTATTACTTGGTAACGGCACAAGTGCGCTACAAGTTGTGGCTCCTGGTACCGCTGGTAATGTTCTAACGAGTAACGGCACTACTTGGGCATCAACTGCCCCTGCTGCCTCTGGTGCATCAAAGGGACAGGCTATTGCTTTCTCCCTTATTTTTGGTTTATAGGAGCAACACATGGCAAACCCCAATATAGTTAACGTAACGAGTATACTCGGCAAAACAACATACTTTACCCCTAGCGGCACGACAGCGGTAGTTCTACTTCCTAACGCGGCGTCTTCTAATAAAGTATTCAAGATTAATCAAATCGTAGCGTCCAACGTGGATGGTACAAGTGCAGCGAATGCAACCGTATCAATCTACACTAACGGCGCGGTAGCACAAGGTTCAGCCCCTTCTGGTGGTACAGCTTACCCAATCATAAGCACCGTATCTGTTCCAGCTAACGCATCTCTAATCGTCGTGGATAAAACTACAGCGATTTACTTAGAAGAAGGTACTTCAATTACTGTGACATCAAGCATTGCTAACGACATAGTATTTAGCATCTCATACGAAGAAATTACGAGCTGATAACATGTCCGCAATAGCGTATCTTTATAAGATTACAAATACCGTCAATAATATGGTATATATTGGAGTGACTAAAAATCCTGCCTCTAGGATGAGATCACATATAAGCAATACCATACCGACAAAATCTATAATAAAAAATGCTATTGCTAAGTACGGGCGAGAAAAGTTTAAGTTAGAAATTTTAGTTAAGGCCACGCAAGAATATTGTTACGAGCTAGAAAAGAAAGCAATAGACGCATTTAATACTATTAAGCCGAATGGGTATAACATTTGTTCGGGAGGAGTAGGCGCAATTGGAATTTTTGGTGACAAGAATGGAATGTACGGTAAAACGCATTCTGACGAAACTAAAAATAAAATACGAGAAAAAAAAATTGGTCAAGTACTTAGCCAAGAAACAAAAGATAAAATGAGCAAGGCGCATATTGGACGTAAACATAGCGAAGAAAGTATTAAAAAAATGCAAAATCGTAAATTTTCTGAAGAAAGCATTCAAAAAATGCGAGATGCATATAAATTACGTTCACCTGAATCAATACAAAAGCAACGCGATGCCATTAAAAATGCTTGGGCTAAAAAGCTAGCAATGAAAGGTCAGTCATAATATGTCAATGCGCTATTTAGGTGGGTTCATCACTGCGTCCTACAATCCTCTCAAGGTGCCTAATGCGCCAACGATAGGAACTGTAACTGCTGGTAACGCACAAGTATCTGTGGCTTTTACTGCGCCATCTAATGTGGGCGGTAGTGCTATTACATCTTATATAGTGCTTGTTAGAAATACATCTACTGGCGCCGTAGTAACAGGCACAGGCTCTGCATCTCCTATCGTAGTGACAGGCTTAACTAATGGCCAAACATACACAGCCCAAGTAGCGGCTGTAAACTCTTATGGCCCTAGTGCGTTTAGCGCAGCAAGCGGTAGTTTTTCTTATGCACCCAGATTGTTTAGTTGGGGATCTAACTCTATCGGTCAACTAGGTCTTAATGACACAGTTAATCGTTCCTCTCCAGTGCAAGTAGGCGCCTTAACTGATTGGGCGCAAGTAGCATCTGGTGCATATGCATCTTTTGCCGTTAAAACTACTGGAACTCTTTGGTCTTGGGGATTTCCCAGTTATGGAAGATTAGGTCAAAATAACCTAATCACTCTCTCATCTCCTGTTCAGATTGGAGCATTAACTAATTGGTCAAGAGCATTTGGTGGAAATCAAAATAATGCTGCAATTAAAACAGACGGCACTCTTTGGACATGGGGTCGAAACAATGACGGTCAACTTGGACAAAATATTGCATATTCTATTAATCGCTCCTCTCCAGTACAAGTAGGATTATTAACAGATTGGGCAAGAATAACTATCGGTTCAAATTTTTGTCTTGCAGTTAAGACTACTGGGACTCTTTGGTCTTGGGGAGCCAACATTAACGGGCAACTGGGTCAAAATGACATTATTTTACGCTCCTCTCCAGTGCAAGTAGGCGCTCTTACTGATTGGTCTCAAGTAACTGCTGGAGATAATTTTACCATTGCTGTTAAAACTACTGGGACTCTTTGGTCTTGGGGATTTAATGGCAATGGACAATTAGGTCGTAATACTTATGGAGGTGCTTTTTCGTCTCCAACACAAGTAGGAGCTTTAACAAACTGGACATCAGTATCTGCTGGGTACAACTTCTGTGTTGCAGTTAAGAACGATGGAACTCTTTGGTCATGGGGAGTTAACTCTAGCGGTCAACTAGGCCTAAATTATGGTATTTTTCCCCGTTCATCCCCAACGCAGATAGGTGCATTAACCGACTGGGCGCAAGTGTCTTCTGGACAAAATTTTTGCACTGCCATTAAAACCACAGGTACTCTTTGGTCATGGGGAAGTAACGCTAGTGGTCGATTAGGTCAAAATATTGCATATTACATTAATCGCTCTTCTCCAGTACAAGTAGGATCTTTAGCCACTTGGTCACTTATAGGTCAAGGGTTTAGAGCTGTTAACACTTTAGCCACTCAGGTTTAAGGAAACAAAACGAATGCCAAACTTTAGCGGAAAATGGACACTACAAGCGCAGATGCAAGCGATAGCGGCTGGGACATGGACGGGAATACCTGCATTTTTTAGTTGGGGATATAACGGATATGGTCAGCTTGGTCTTAATGACACAGTTAATCGCTCATCTCCTGTACAATTAGGAGATGGAGTGGTTTGGTCACTAGGTGCTGTTGGAGGAAATTTTTCTGCCGCCATAAAAACTAACGGAACTCTTTGGTCTTGGGGGCGTAACAATAGTGGACAACTAGGGCAAAATATAGCGTACACTATTTCTCGCTCATCTCCCGTACAAGTAGGTGCTCTAACTGACTGGTCAAAAATATCTGCTGGTAATAATTTCTGTGCAGCCGTTAAGACTACAGGCTCTATTTGGTCATGGGGTCGTAACGAACATGGTCAATTAGGTCAAAATGACAGAGTTTATCGTTCATCTCCCGTTCAAATAGGAGCGTTAACTGACTGGTCACAAGTTTCTTTAGGGCAACATCATTGTGCAGCAATTAAAACTAACAATACTTTATGGACATGGGGCAGAAATTTTGTAGGTCAATTAGGTCAAAACATTGCCTACGACGTTAGTCGTTCTTCTCCCGTGCAGGTAGGCGCATTAACTGATTGGGCACAGGTGTCCTCAGGAACCTATCATTGTGCAGCAATTAAAACTAATAATACTCTATGGACGTGGGGAAATAACGGTTTTGGAGAACTAGGCCAAAATATAGCATACACTATTAATCGCTCCTCTCCAGTGCAAGTTGGCGCATTAACTGACTGGGCACAGGTATCTGCTGGAACTGGTTTTTGCATTGCCATCAAAACCAACGGCACTCTATGGTCATGGGGTTCTAATTCTGGTGGTCGACTTGGCCTTGGTAACACTAGTTCACGCTCATCCCCAGTGCAAGTGGGAGCTTTAACTGATTGGTCTAAAATATCTGCTGGAACTAATTTCAGTGCAGCAATTAAAACTAACAATACTTTATGGACATGGGGACTTAACACTAGTGGACAATTAGGTCAAAATGACAGGATTTCTCGATCATCTCCAGTACAAGTTGGTTCTTTAAATTGGTCTTTAATAGTTCAAGGCCCAGTTTCTCAATTATGTCTAGGCATCGCATCATAGCATGAACAAAACACTACACTTTCTTTCAGGCGTACCGCGCTCAGGCTCAACAGTTCTAGCCGCGATACTTAATCAAAACCCAATGACGCACGTCTCTACTACGTCAGGACTTGGTGCAGCGCTAGATGGTTTAGCGACATCGTGGCATCAGAACAACCTACTAGTGGACAACGACCCAGAACGCAAGAAGCTAGCCCACACAATGCGTGGCGTGATTGATGCCTTCTACGACACCACAGACAAGCCTGTAGTCATAGACAAGGCACGTAACTGGCCTATCCCTGTCATCATGCAAGCTATGGGTCAGGTGCTAGGTCACAAGCCAAAGATTATCGCAACCGTCCGTTCAATCCCTGACTGCATGGCGTCGTTTGTGCGCGTAGCAAAGCCAGAGAACATGGACGAGTTCCTATCTAAAGGCTCACTAGCGAGTCACTTAAAAGGCTCTTACCTAACGCTACAGCAAGGTTACGAGTACGACAAAGAGTCTTTCTTATTCGTTGAGTACGAAGACCTTATCGCCAACCCAAAGGCCGAGATAGCTAGGATTCATGCATTCCTAGACTTGCCAGAGTTTGAGTATGACTTTAACAACATTGATGGCTCTACTGTAAAAGAAGACGATGAGAACTTGCACGGCCAATCTGGACTGCATGATATTAAGCCAGTCTTAGAGCGCCAACATAATGACAGCTCAAAAGAGATACTAAAGCACTACTACTCTAGCTTCTGTCAGCCTGAGTTCTGGTTAGACAAGCCACGTACTGTGCCTGAGTTACACGACCTAGACTTGCAGTTAGCGGCAGGCAGAATGGGTAACTTCGAAGAAGGCTGGCGTCTTGCTTTGAAGATGGAGAAAGAAGAGCCGTGGAACAACAGGGCTGCGTTTAACCGTGGCTGGTACCAAATGTGGAAGGGGAACCTGCTTGAAGGCGAGAAACTACTTTATCGTGGTCGTATTGAAGGCGTATTTGGCAACCCAGTTCCTAGCTCACCGATGCCTATATGGGATGGAAAATCTCAAGGCGTAATCATGCTAAACCTAGAAGGCGGTCTTGGAGACCAAAGTCACGGGGTAAGGTACGTCAAATACATTTTAGAGCGTGGATGCAAGGTAATCGTCGCGTGTAGTGGCGCTTTGGCTGGACTTCTACGTCGAGTTGAGGGTATCACCGCAGTAATACAACATGAGGCCTTATTCGGCGTTGTACACGACTTCTGGCTACCGTCTATGTCAGCGGCTATGATTCTAGAGTTAGAATACAAAGACATTAGCGGTGAGGCTTACATTCCACGTCCGAATGTACCAAAATCGTCTAAGTACCGTATTGGACTACGCTGGCAAGGCAACCCTCACTTTGAGCATGAGCAGTACAGAGTATTCCCTAGCCAGTTATTGTTTGACGCCGTTAAGGGTGTTGACGCTGAAGTTATTAGCCTACAGCGCGATGAGGGTGCTGAACACAGACCTGCATGGATTAAACAAGCTCCGCTAGACCATTGGGAACAGACCGCTGAGGCTATTGCGGCGTGTGACCTAGTGATTACCTCTTGTACATCTGTAGCGCACTTGGCTGCGGCGATGGGTGTAGAGACATGGATTGTAGTGCCAGTATTACCTTATTATCTATGGGCACCCCCAACGAATACCACAGTTTGGTATGATAGCGTTACATTGTTTAGACAGACCATTTTTGGTGATTGGCATTCACCATTTAATAACATCAGTGCCAAACTCAACGAACTTAAGAAACTAACCGCATAGGAGATTATTATGTCAACAGTAAAACAAGGCTACTGGATTCGCGTCCAAGATGGCAAAGTAACACAAGTATGGGACACACAACCACCAGTAGAGACAGAAGCTGGTTGGAAAGCAGCCATTGAGATTCATCCAGACCTAGTGCCTAACCGTGAATACATCTCACACCACACTATTGATGCAGACAAGACCCCAGCCGAAATCATCTGGCACAAGGTTGCATTGACCGTGGATGACCGCAAAGGTGGCTTGATTGGCGCTGCTAAAGGCGAGTTCCAACGTGTTGTGAATGAACAAGCTCAACTACAAATCAACGACAACCCAGCAGAA